CCAGCGACCCGGAGATGGCCGCCCAGAACGCCCTCCGCTCTGCCGGCATCCTGGAGCAACAGCAGGCTTTCAACCCGGTCGCCAACTTGTTCGCCAACACCACCGGGATGCTCGGTGCTGCACAGAATGCTGGCTACTACTCCGGCGGTCCTGGTCTGAAGCCGTTCCGAGAATTCGTCGGTCTTGGATCTAACAAAGACAACCGAGTCGTTCAAAGCCGATAACTTTATGTGTACTCCACAAATTCAACAGGCCATTGCTGGCGCGCAAGCCGCCGGAATTATCCCCGGACAGCCTGCCAACCCCCAGCAGGCCATCGCCGCAGGGCAGGTTGGCGCCGCTATGGGTAGTGCTTCCAACCCTGGATTCGATCCTCGCCAGAACGACCCTCGTTACTCCAATCAATTCGGAGCTACTGCTTCCAGCATTTCTGAAATGTTCGATCCTCGTACCGGACAGGTAATTCGCCAGGTTGGTCCGCCCAAGGAAATGCAAATCGTTCCTATCAGCCGCGCGGAATTCGACGAAGAAGGTCCGGTGATGAGCGATAGCATCAACAGCATCCCCCAGCACATGATGCGTAAGCAATACGCTCCTATCCCACTAGAGCAGCCTATCCGTCGTTCTCCTACTGTCGGTGAAATCCTTGGCATCAAGCCTGGTCAGTACGAAGAAGTCGGCGGCCCTGGTGACTTCCGCAACCTCAACGTCCCCCTTCGTTAATGTGTAATCCTGTTGCCATCGCCCTATCTCTAACGGCGGCAGGATCTGCCGCCCAAGCCGCTGGCGCGCGTCGCGCAGCCAAGGCCATGGAAGGCGCGCGTGTTGCCGAAAGCATCCGCCAAAAGGGATTCCAAGACGAAGCCAACAAGGTCGTCGATGAGTCGCTCGGCAAGTCCGGCAAGTCGTCTACTGACGCAGGAATGAAGGCTGCCGCCGAAGCGCGAGCTGCCGAAGCCGCCGCTGCCACCGCCGAAGTCCGCAAGCCTGTCGAGGCGACCGGAGAGAACCTAGCCGGCGACACGGCTGGCAATAAGGTCATGGCTACGGAAAGCGACCTACAGGCCGCTCGTAACCTGGGCTATGCCGGCCAGCAGGGTGCCGCCAAGGCAAACCTACTTTCGTTCAACGACGTCACGTTCCAGAACGCCATCAACAACATCCGCGCCGGACAGCAGCTTAACACGACCGGGAACTTCATGCGAGGTTCTGCCGGCGTACTGCCTGTGGAACTGGAAACCGCGTCCCGCAAGGGCGACAACCTCAAGACCCTCGGTACTGTCCTGTCTACGGCTGGATCCATCGTGGGCATGGGTGCCGGTGCTGGCTGGTGGGACAAGGCCGCTGAAGGGGCTACCGCCGGTGCTACCGCCGGTGCTAACGCTGGAGCTGCCGCTGGTGCTGGAGCTGCCCCTGCCGCAGGTGGAATCAAACTTGGATTCAACTACGGCGGTCCATTTAGCAATGGTACCGTGGACATCTTTGGTAACCCGATTGGTCTTCAGACTACGCCTCTTAACGTACCTAAATTTAAAATCTAATGTCTAACCGCGTAAACGTCCAAGGCGACCCTTACTGGGCGAAGGCTACCGAGAACATCGCCGGCCTGTTCAACCCGGAGGCTGAAGCCAAAGGTGCGTCCGTGCTGTCCACCGCTCGTTACAACAACGCGCGCGCCGCAGGCCAGGAAGACCAGAACAACGCATTGACTGAAGCTGTTCTAAAGGCCGCAGGATATACCCCGCAGCAGATCGCTGGTATTCGTGCGACTCGTCCGTCCGGTTATAATGATATCTCCCAGGGCGTGACTAGGGATACTGGAGTCGCTGCCATCAATGCTGGAGATTACCGCAAGGGTATCGCTCTCACCAATCCTGGTGATTGGAAGAACTTTGCCGAAGGCGACACAAGCTACGCAGCCGTAACCGACCCTGTCACCGGGAAGATTGACCCTAGTCTGGCGGCCATCTTCTCACAGGGTGTTAAGAACGAAGGTGGAATGACCTATGTTTGGGATCCGGATAACAAGACCTTCAAGGGTCTTGAAGTCAATCCGCAGGGCAAAGGTTACCTCGCCGGCGCGGAAGCGAAGACCGACGTCGCGGGTGCTACGGTCAACAAGATCAACACGCAGGCTTCTGCCATCAAGAACTTGAGCGAAGCGCAGATTGCCGATCGCGCGCGTCTCACCGACGCACAGATTGACGACTTGGTCAACAAGGGTGCAAACCGCGATTTGCTTACTCTTTCTCGTACGCAGGCCATCGAGTTTATGAACGGCCTTGCGAAGGAGAAGAACGACGCGCTTATCGAGAAAATCAATGCCGAGAAGGAAGGCTTCAACGCCGAATCTGCCGCACGAATCTCTCGCACGAATTCGCTCATTAATCTCGACGCAATCAAGGGACAGGTCGCCTTGCTCGGCGACCCGATCAAGAAAGCCCAGGCGCAGGCTACGCTTTACGGCGCCATCGAGAACCACTACGCTAGGGACTTCTCGGAGAATCTTGGCAATAACCAATGGGAGAAGGTTGACCCGCTCCAGAAGAAGTCCCTGGCCGACCGCGCACTTGAATACATGCGTCGTGGTGATGACTTTGGCCTGGCCTTGGCGAAGTCTGAAAAGGATCATGGTTTGACCGGGAAGATGGTCAAAGGTCTGAAGACGAACATCTTTGGCCTTCGCCCTCGTCCGGATGGAACCATCTCCTTTGACGGCTTCACGCAGCCGTCTGAACTGGCTGCCATCGTTTCCGGTGGTTCTGCTCCTGGCGGTGCGCCCGCGCCGGCAATCACGCCTGCCCCGGCTGCCCCAGCCCCTGCCGCTGCCGCCGTGGACATCTCCGCCATTCCGGCGGGTGCGATTGCCAAGCTGAAGGAAGATCCTTCGCTTGCAACGGACTTCGACAAGAAGTATGGTGTTGGTGCTGCGGCAGCTGTGCTGAAGTAGCACTAAATGGCATCCAATCCCTTCGACGCTTTCGACGCACCTGCCCCCAAGAAGCAGGAAAATCCTTTCGACGCTTTCGACGCGCCGGCGCAACCGACTCCGGTCGTCAACCAGCCTGTCGTCCAGGTCGAGAAGCCGACGCCTGTCGCCACCGCTCCGTCGGTCGCCGATGCTGTCGTCGCCGCTACGCCCAACGAACCTGTTGTCGATCCGGTAAAGGACGCGAAGAAGCAGGAACTGATCAAGGAGCTGCTCGGAAACGGACGCCAACTCGGACAGGACGTTGAAGCCCCCGGATATACTAACCTCCAGGCGCCAAGGCTTCGCATGGGCAACACCACGACTGGTGCTACCCGACCGAAGGATCCTGTCATCAAGCCGTTCTTCGACGCAGTCGGTGATTCGTTCGCGCGATCCTGGCTTGGTTCTACCCAGTCCGACCTTTACAAGGGACTTGCCCGACGACTTAACTTCCAGAGCATCTACGCTTCGCAGGGCGAAGAAGGACTGCTTTCTCGATGGAAGGATCTGTCCAATCGTTTTGCAGCAAGAAGTGCTTTCAGCGGACTTGAAAAGGAGGAACTTGAAGAACTTAAAGATCTTGAGAAAATCTTGAAGGTTAAGAGTTATGGACTTCCAGGACAAGAACGTCAATGGAGTCGCGATGCGGTTCAACCTAACGAGGTTGCCGCTACTCTCGACAGCGAGATTGGTAAGCTGAAACTCCTCATCAAGGATACCAATGAACAGCTGAAAACCGTACAAGGTACGACCAAGGGCATGGCCGAATTCGATAAGGCCAAGGGTGCGTGGGAAGCCACGAAGGCTTTTGTCTCCAGCCCATTGGACGTGATGACGGAAGGCTTCGCAGGATCGCTTACCGGAACCTTCAAGGGAGCTGTCGCCGCTGCTGCTATGGCCGCCGCCGCCCGAAGCGGTGGTGCTGGTCCGTCTGCCGTGAAGTGGGGCGGTCTTATCGGCGCCGGTATGTCCACCGCCAAGGATTCATACGACGGCAATCTGCTTGAGAAGTTGGTCCAATGGGGTGAAGCCAACGGAGTCGATGTCCTTTCCGACGTAGATGGATGGGTGAAGGCCGCGATGAAGAATCCGGAGAACTTTGAAAAAGAATACGTCCAAGCCAAGAAGGACGCCCAGTTTGAAGCCAATGTGGAAGGTCTTGCGGTTACTGGTCTTGGCGGTGCGATGGAGGCTTTGCCTGGCGGTAAGAAGTGGCTTGCCCGCGCGCTGATCGGACGAGGCAAGGAAGCCTTTGAAGAAGTCGGTACGACTCTTGCCGCCAATATCGCCAAGGGCGACATGGGTCGTTCCCAGGACTACCTGCTGTCCGCTTTGCTAGGCTTCGGTATGGGTGGTACGGAAGACATCGGTGGCAACGCCTTGGCTGGTACCGTCAACCCCCAGCTGACCGCGCAGCAGAATGCTGATCGCCTCAACACCATCGGTCTTGGTACGGTTCTTTCTACCGCTCCTGTCGCACCTGCCTCTGGTGCTGCCCAGCCTCCGCCTGCCGCTCCTACTCCTGCCGCACCTGCTGCTCCGGTTGCACCTGTAGCACCTACGCCGACTCCCGCCGGTCCTATCGCCGGCGAAGTTCCGCCTGCTCCTGCCCAGGCCGCTCCTGCTGCACCGGCTGCCGCTACGCCAAGCAGCCCCGCCGCTCCGACTGTCGATCCTACCATCGCCCTCCAGGAGCAACTTGCTTCAGCCAACGAAGTTCTGTCTGCTTACGAAGCAGAAAAGGCAAAGGCTGAATTTGAAGTAGAGGCTGCCAATGCAGCCTTGAAGGACGATCCGGAGAATCCTGCCAAGATTGCGGCAGCCCAGGCAGCCCAAGCTCTTCTAGACGCAACCAACGCCGGCTTCGATGCAGCCTATAAACAGGCCGCAGAAATTTTCGCGCAGCTTGAAAAGGCTTCCGCAGAATATAACGAAGCGCAGAAGAACGCACCAGCCGCTCCAGCCGCTCCAGCCGCACCGGCCGCTCCTGCCGCTCCTGCCACCCCTGCTCCGACGCCCGCCCCTGCCGCCCAAGCCACGCCTGCTCCTGCTCCCGCGCCTGCTCCTACGCCTGCGCCTGCTCCTACCCCAGTACCTCCTGGTCCTACTCCAGCACCTGCGGCTGCTCCTGCTCCTACGCCCGCCCCTGCCCCGGCTTACAACGGCGGCGACCCTCGCCAGGATCCTCGGTTCAACGACAAGCGTCGTAGCGTGAAGGAAGACCTTCGCCGCGCCTACCAGTTCCTCCTAGAGCAACAGCAGAAATTGGCGGAGATGAAGGCGAAGAACTACAAGACGGAACAGAAGGAAAAGCAGATTGAGAAGATTAAGGCCAACATCGCTCAACTCCTCGGCGATCCTGCTCCTGCCGCACCGACCGCCCAAGCGACGCCTACCGCCGCTCCTGCCCCGACTCCCGCACCGCAGGCTGCTCCTGCGGCTACCCCCGCTCCTTCGGCAACCCCCGCTCCGACCGCCCAGGCTGACGCCCAGGCCGCTCCGGATACGCAGACCCAGCCTACCCCCGCCCCTGCCGCTACCCCCGCTCCTACGCCCGCTCCTGCCACGCAGGCTGCCCAGCCAACGCCTGCCGCTACCCCTGCCCCTCAAGCCGCCCCTGCCACACCCGCTCCTGGGGCAAAGCCGCCGCGTCCGTCGCTGGTCGCCGGCCTACGCCAAGGGCTAGAAGCCATCAAGGGCAAGGAGAAGTCCGGCGCGCCTACGCCTCCAGTCCAGCCGTCTGGTACGCCGGCAGCCAGCGATCCTCGTGACGACCGCCGCTTTGAAGCCCTAAATCGAAACCTTAAACAGGACGTCCGCGTCCTGCACAACAAGGTCATCAACGACGAGAAGGCGCGCGAGAAGGCCATCAAGGAAGGTCGCAAGACCAAGAACCTGGATGATCGCATCGCCCAGAACAAGGAGAAGATTGAACGTATCCTGTCCGGTCAGCCGGCCGCCAAGCCTAACGCCCCGGTCAACCCCGACGTCGCGCCTATCGACCCGATGGCCGCCGACCAGACCTACGACTACGACGAGACGCCGGCCGCTCCTGCCAAGGAACAGACTCCTGTCGTTCCACCTCAAGTTGACTCGACTACCGGAGAGGTATCCGGCGCCACGGCAGAAGAAAAACTGGACGGCCTTGAGCAGCTGGGCCAAAGCCTTCTCGACCAAGGCAGCCGAGAAATTGGAGGCAACGCCAGCATCGGTGGAGCCGGATCCGTAGGCGGATTCTCCAAGATGACCGCAGGCATGGTGCTTATCGCCACCGCCCGCGTTGCCAAGGGTACCATTTCCAAGGCCAAGATCGTCAACGAGCTTGTTAAGAAGTATGGTAAGGAATTTCGTGCCGAAGCAGTCAAGGCTTACGAGCAGGCGCTAAAGCTTGTCGGAAAGACCAACGAGCAGACTGTCCGTAACATGGAGAAATTCCGTCGTGATAACGGACTTAACACCAGGGACATGGCAGACGCCCAGCAGCGCGCGCAGGAAGGAAAGGAAAACACCAAGAAGCACAGCGAAAGGTTCCTCAAGGAATTCTGGCCGGAAATCCTGCGGAAGATCGGAGCAGAATTGAAGGCAGATCCTCGCAACTTCTCCGCAGCCATCAAGCGCATCATGCCGGACGTACTTCGCTTCATCAACGAGCATCCGGAGTACGCAAACTATTACAACAAGGATTGGAACCTCACCAAGGATCTCCTCAAGAAGGAGGGCTTCGACCTTTCGGAAGATGAATTCCAGATGTTCCGTCTCATTACCGGACTTACCAGTCCGTCCACGAAGCTTCCGGACAACATGATCGACGCCGTCAACGCGATCCGTCAGTTCAAGAAGGACGGAAACTTCGACCAGTTCGTCATCGGAAGAAAGGACAAAGGCAACGGCAAGAAGGGCAACAGGTTCGTCGAATCCGGTCCGTTCAAGTTCCGTGGCACCACAGGCGCCACCAAGGCCGGCGCGCTGAAAATCGTTTCTGACCTTATCAAGAAGAAGGGCGGCATCGCCGCAGCCATCAAGTTCCTGCAGGGTGAAGCGACCCTTGACGAACTTAACCAAATCCGTGCCAGCTACGGATTCGGAAAGATCGGTTCCCCCAAGCAGATCAAGAAGGTCGTCATGCAGGCTACCGGCCAGGATGCTGTCATCCCCCGCATGTTCATCTTCGGCCCAAAGGTCGGTGCCTATACCCTCAACGCCCTCGGCGATTCACGCTACACCACCACGGACATCTGGGAGGGTCGATTCGTTCGCACCATGTTCCCGGAAATGTTCGCCGCCGGCACAGGTCTTCCAAAGACCGTGGACGAGCAGGCTTTCTTCCAGAACTTCGCTACCAAGTTCAACGCCGAATTCAATAAGCAGACTGGAATGAACCTTGACCCGGCGGCCCTACAGGCCGTACGCTGGTTCTTCATCATCGATGCCCTGGCTAAAGCCGGATACAACCATGCTAAAACCACAGAATCCATCTCCGAATACACCCGACGAGCAATCGCAAAGCTTGGATCTGACGGCGATCAGCAGAGTGGGGAACCAAGTCCTGGAGGGAATGAAGGCGGACCTTCGGTCGGGACGACTGGACCTGTCGCAGGAGAAACTGGAACCGGAGGAGACATTGACGTCGGCGGACGAGATGCCGGAGCAGGATCTGACGCAACCGTAAAGGGTTGGGCCGATACCGTCGCTCGCGCGCAGCGCGATAAGCCGGAGTCTGCCATGCTGGACGCCCAGAAGGTTCTAGGAGGGGGAGCAGTAATTTACGCGATCGAGCATGTTGGTGACATCCTTCACCGGGTTTACCAGTCCCTGGCCCAGTCCGGAGACGATCCTAGCTTCGGTTTCAACGGCGTAAAAAACAAGGTGGAGAACGCCTTGAAAAACCTCATCGGAGACAACATCACAACGGAGGCTGATTTCTGGGCCAAGGAAAAGGAACAGCACGACATGCAGGTCGCCGGCGGTAAGCCTGGCGTTCCTTCGTGGGAACAGCGTAAGCAGGAAATTACGGAGAAGATGAAGCAGTTTGCTGCGGAGCATGCGGACATGCCGGCTGAAAACGACCTGCAAGCCACCGTCAAGAGCATCAACGTCGCCCTTGGCAACCTGGACTTCCAGGCCGCGATTGATGGTCTGAACAAGCTCAAGCAAAAGCTTGATTCGCAGGAGTCTTGGAGGAACTACGCAAAGGAAGTCGGAACTAATACGAAAAGCAACGCCGGCAGCAAGACCCAGGCCCGCGCCGCAGTAACTCCGGAAGGCGAAGTCGCCAATCACAGCGACGCTGATCTGGCGAAGCGTGGATTCCTAACAAAACGTGCTGCCGGAATGAACCTTCCTAGCACGTTCAGCATCAAGAAAATCAATCGTAAGATGTGGGGTACCGACATCAATGAAACTGTGCTGCAGATTCTTGATGGTGATAAGGTTGTAGGATCGATTGAGTTTAATTTCGATGAAGGAGTCGGCAAGGGGTATGAGGGCAAAATGTATGGATCAATCACCAGCGTTGGAGTTGGTGGAAAAGGAAATAATTCATACGACAAGAAGCTTCAAAACAAGGGATATGGAAAACTGCTTTTCGCAGAGGTAGGAGAGATTTTTAAGCGGAATGGAGTCGTTGATTTTGACATGCATGTCACAAACGAATTCGGAATCCCGATCGGATTGGCAGAGAGTGTGTTCGGTGAAGGATCCGTTACGTCAGAAGAAGACGGAAAGAAGTACGACATGTCCAGGTTCAAGGACGAATACCCGGAAGGAAATGATTCGGATGAGGTTAACGTACTTGTTAATGTCCCACGGTACACGGCCAAGGAACGCAAGCTGATCGCCGACATCAAGGAGGCGTCGAAGGGCGACCCTGCCACGCTCATGGAGCGTATCACCAAGCTGCTCGACCAATGGGAGCAGGACGTCCTGGGCGACCCTAATAAGCCAAGCGCGCGACTGCTGTCTATCAGCCCCCAGGCTTTGTCGGCCTGGGCGTACCGAATCAGCAAGCTGATTGCCAAGACCGGCATTAAGTTCGCCGCCTGGGCGAAGACGATGGCCGGCAAGATGACCAAGCAGCAGATGAAGGACGTGTGGAACCGCGCGAAGATCCTCGCTCGCTTCCCGATGTCCATCGTCACCATGCGGTTCTTGGACAGCCGTGCTGACAAGCTATGGGAGCATGTCTCCCAGAATCCCAATTCGCCTACCATGCGTAAGCTGGCGAACTTGATTTTCACCAAGGCCGGTCCGGATGCTGACGCCGAAGTCACGACTGTCGGTGCGGACGGAAAGCCTGTCACGGAGGCTGTTGCAAACTCCATCCCGCAGCGAATCAAGCAGATCCGCGCGCAGTTCGCCAACCAGTATTCCAACATCATCAACCGATTCGCCAACGAATTTGCGAAGATGAATGGCGACCAGCGCAAGGAGTGGGACAGGCAGTTCCGACGCTATGTCCTTGGCCTTGACCCGCTTCCTTCCGGCGACCTTGGACAGGCTGTCCTTGATTTTCGTCAGATGATGAAGGAGTTGCTAAACTATCAGCGTAAGGCCGGCATGGAAATCGGTGACGCCGGTGAAGGATACTTCCCGCGTATCTGGTCTGCCAAGAAGATCCAGGAAAACATCCAGGCTTTCTACGACGCTGCCAAGGAAATGTACGCACGTCGCGACCAGCGACTGCTCAATAAGGCTATCGACGAAATCAACCAAGGCGTTGACGCCGAGGCTGCCCGAAAGAAGCAGCTCGATATCGACGCTAACCAGAATGGTGGAAACCGGCGCATAAAGACCGACGCCGAATACCAGCAGGACGCTCGCGATCGTGCTGATGAGATGATTGACAAGCTCCAAACGGAGCATGACGCCAAGGACGACGCCCACTACCAGAAGATGGCCGAAGCCTGGGAATGGCGCGCGAAGAACGGACGACTGGACGAAGTCACTCTGAATGACAACGGCATCAACCAGGCCAACGCTCCGGATCATGCCGACCCTCGCATGTTCACGGACGAAGAGGCTGCCCTTGCTGACGCATTCCAAGACGACGACATCGACAAGACCATCACGCGATACATCTACTCCGCCGTCAAGAAGGCTGAAATCGCTCGCGCTTTCGGCGCTAACGGAGGCAAGTTCAGCGATATGATGGTAGCCCTCGATAAGGAAGGCTTGAGCAAGGAAGCACAGGAAGAAGTCGCCGACCTTATCCGAGGTTCTCTCGACGTCGGCAACAGCCGACTAAAGGGATTCCAGGCCAGGTTCATGGACTGGGCTAACTTCGTCGTCGTATCCGGCTACCTCACATTGAGCTATATCAATAATCTGTTCCTAGAACCGATTTCCTACGGCATTCGTACTGGTTCGCCGCTGCTTGCTATTGAGGCTGTCGCAAAGACTTGGGCGCACTTCGGTCGTGAAGTCGTGAATTCCGTAGCCACGGCGAAGATGATCCGTAAGCATTACGGAAGCAGGCTTGAACTGGCAAAGGCTATGGACACCGCGCTTGCTGAAACCCTTGGCCTTACCCACGTCGAACTTGAGCGTATCGCACAGGACAGCGCAATCGACTTCAACGCCGACCAAGAAACCGAAGGTAGCTCGATGGCTCGATGGCTGACCCAGCGTGTGCTTCGCGCCAACCTCATGGAGCAGTCCGAACGTGCGAAGATTTCCGCGTCGATGGCTATCGCCAGGGGGCATCTCCTAAATGTCGCTCGCACGTTCAACGGAAACTCTCCGCTCCAGCAGGTCTTCTCTGCTGCCGGCGTCGATGTCACAGCCGAGTCTTCCGCCAGGGCGATGATGCGTGAAGCCGGAGTGGCCGATGCAGATCATGCATCTTTTGCTAACTTCGTCGCTTCCCTCAAGGACATGAACGACGCCGACTACCAGGCCGCCGTTCTTGGTGGTAGCCGTGAAGCTATCCTTTACCGCCAGGCTCTCCAGCGCACCAGCACCGGAATGGCTATCCAGACCGACGCATCGATGAAGATCGCCGGATCGAACAACATCTTCGGTCGCCTTCTGATGCAGCTGATGAACTACTCCTACGCCTACGCCAATTTGGTGAAGGATCGTATGTACGACACCGCGCTGCGAGCAATCAACCCGATGGCGCAGATTACCGCCCTTGACCGGGTCAAGTACGCCATGCCGCTCATGGCCGGCGGTGTAATGACGACCGCAGCGTCGATTGCCACCAAGGCTTTCGTTGCTTCCATGTTCCCCTCCGACTCCGGCGACGATTGGCTGGAAAAGGAAGACGAACTGAAGGTCTTGGATTCGGCTTCCTACGCCGGCATGTTCGGCAAGAAGTTTGAATACGCCATGCGCTGGTTCTCTCGCGGTCAGCTGCCTGGCGGACCTATCCCAGAAGCCATCGGTCGCTTGGGTGGAGCAGCATACAATGCTGTCTCTAAAGCCGGAGACTCCGACGCCGCAAACTACAACGCAGCCAAGGCCGTCAAGGACACGATCCTCAAGCCGGCGGCGGTCGGTGGTGCCTCCGCCTTCAACCCTGTGGTGGGCGGAGCGGTCAACTACTTGGCCCGCGACAAGGACATCTCCGAGTCTATCGTCGAGGGTCTGTCCGGCACCCAAAAATCCAAGAAGTAACGAATCAGTTGACGAATGTTGGGTGTTGTGGGAGGATGCTCTCGCAATGCCCAACATTGATACCGACGCCCTGGCCGATAAGCTCCACGCTGATCTCGGCCTACAGACTGAAATGGGACGCGAATACCTCCGCGCCATTCTTCCCCTCGCCATGCTTATGGACCATAAGCAGCGCGACTACGGAAGCAGCAACATCAGTCTGAACGGCGAGTTGGGTGTCATGGTCCGCACCCAGGACAAGGTCAGCCGGATCCGCAATCTCCTCACCAAGGAGATGAAGGGTGAGCCGGCCGCATCGAACGAACCTATCGTCGATTCCTGGTCCGATCTCGCGAACTACGGCGTCATCGGTCTGCTCCTCCGGAGCGGCAAGTGGCGTTGAACGCCCATCCGAAGCGGCGCCGATAAGGCGGCTTGGATTAAGCAATACCGGACGGACAATCCGGCGAGATACCTTCTCGGTTTGGCAAAGCAGAGGGCAAAGCGATACGGACTGGAGTTTAACCTCAAGCCGGCCGACATCCCAGTAGGAACCCATTGCCCTGTCCTGGGCATCGAATTCAAAAGGGGTATCAACGGCACCCCAATCGACACCTCCCCCACCATCGACCGGGTCGATAACTCCAAAGGTTACATAAAGGGCAATGTGGTGGTGGTTTGTTACCTGGCTAACCGCATCAAGTCTTCGGCCAATGCCGAGCAGCTTGGCCGGGTGTACAGGTGGCTGAAACGGTTGACCAAAGTCCGGTCCTAGACAAGATGGTAGGGGTATGATCCTCGCCCTCATCTGTCTCGCCATCGGTCTGGCCTGCGGCTTCGCCGCCGGCGTGAAAAATGCCAACTCCTCCAAGGTCGCCAAGGCCAAGGAAATCGCCGAAATCTTCAAGTCCGACAAGGAGTGATGTGGCGTCTCCTGCCAGTCGTACTGGTTGCGCTGGCAGGATGCTCATCCAAGCCCGAAGTAATCCCTGTCCAGCCGCCGGCACCGACCAAGGAGTCTGCGGTCAAGGATCTAGGCAAAGACCTGGACAAGGCCGACCATCGTGTCGGTGCTGCCCTGGTCGCCATTGAGCGGAATGCGGACAAGCCGAAGGTGGTGGTGGCTGAATCTCGCCTGGCCCAATCTTACCTCCCTCCTCCCCCGGAGCAGGACGTACAGTTCGCGATCGCTCGCGCGACCAAGCAGGATCCGCTCGACTACTCCAAGCAAATGGCTTTTGGCCGGCAATTGGCGACGGCTGTGAACAAGGCATGGGAGCGTCTTGAGGCAGACCAAGCCGAGGCGAAGAGAATCTCTGACCTAAAGGACAAGAAGATCGCCGAGCTGACGGAGAAGATCGAGCAAGGGAAGAAAGACGTGTGGACCATGGCCGGTGCCGCGCTGGCAGTTATCGGCGGGGTGGTGACTGCCCTGGTCGGTCCGCGTACCGGCATACCATTGCTGCTGTGTGGCGGCGCGATAGGGGCATTCCCCTTCGTGGTGGATAGTCCGTACTGGAACTATATCGCCGGAGGTACACTCGGCGTCGCATGCCTGCTAGGTCTATACCTGCTGTGGGATTATGTCCGAGACAAAGCCAATGAAGACACGCCCAAAGATCAAGGTGGTGTTTAAGGAGCTGGGCGAACATCCGCCCACCAACACCAACTCCACGGACTTCGGCCAGGCCGACAAGGCTACCGGCGAAGTAACCCTGGATCCGCGCCAGCCGGAGTCTGAAATGATGGACAGCGCGGTACACGAATTCCTCCACGTCGCCTGTCCATACATGGCAGAAAAGAATGTGGCTACAACCGCTACCATCGTAGCCAACGCCCTGTGGAACATGGGCTATCGCCGCAAATGAAGCCGCCCGACGAAGCCCAGTCCGGTGCTGACCTGCTCACGCACCTCAAGCAAGGAGGCTTCACGGCGGCACTCATCGGCATGGCAGGCATGGTGGCGAAGATCCTCCTTTCCAACGACGAAGAGATGACAGTCGGCAAAGCCGCGCGCCACGTCCTGGCCGCCGGCATCGTCGCATGGCTGGTCGGCCAGGGTCTACAGGAAGTCGCCATGTCGCAGGGTCTGAAGACCGCATGCATCGGCGTAGCCGGCGCCGCCGCTACTCACATCGTGGACTACGCCATCGCCTGGGTTAAGGCGAAAGGGGAGGCGGAGGTTGCCAAGGTAAAGAAGGGAGGCAGCCGTGGTAAAAGGAAAAAGTAAGGGCATGCCCACGCTGGAGGTTGCCCTCGTCGGCACGCTGTTCATCGCCGACGCCGTGTGCGTGCGGTTGTGGATGATCATGGAGGATATCCGACTTGCACTTACAGATCCGGGAGCGATGGCTATCATCGTCACCGAGGATTCAATCAAGAGTGACAGCGCGCGAGTAGAGAACCAACTCAACACGGCGCGATCGGCGTTTGAAGATACGGAGAGAGCGACGGCGGTATTCAGCGTGTGCCTTGCACTCATCACGTTGGCCCTTCTGATCCGCATGTTTAGGGTCAAAAAGTAGGGTACCATAAAAAGCATAGTAAAAACAAAGTCGTGATTGACGACCCTACACCCAGTAGGCACAACCCTATCCATCGGACCCAACACCGTGGACATCAAACTCGACATTAAAAAGCTGGTCGCCTACTTCGGCGGCCGCATCAACTTGTGGCGCCGGCTGAACGCCGCCGGCTACATCCTCTCGATCAAGACCATCGAGAAGTGGTCGGAGCGTGACAGCATGCCGGCCCACCGCATCGTCCAACTTATGGACCTTGCCAAGAAGGACGGACGTGTCCTTGATCTTAACTCTTTCCTGCTTAACTCCGCACCCAACGCCGAGAAGAAGCTTTCCCCCCAAACCGATGAAAAACAAAAAGTCCGCAGCAGCCGTTAAGGCTCTCACGGAGATGGACGTCGCGGAACTCCGCGACGCCGCCTCCATCCAGAACAACATCGTCGATGCCGCCAAGGCTCGACTCGCCGACATCCAGTCGGAACTGACCACCCGGTTCGCCGACGTGATCAAGTCCGCCTTGGAAGACGAAGGCAAGACCCACGGCCAGCACACCTTTGAGTCCGAGGGCGTCAAGCTCACGTCCGAGGTTCGCGCCACCGTCAAGTGGGACAGCACCAAGCTGGAACTGGTCGCCCGGTCCCTGCCCTACGACCAGGTCCAGCGTATGTTCAAGATCGAATTCTCCGTGCCGGAGAAGACGTTCCAGGCTGTCACCGAGAACGCCCTTCGGGACAAGCTCCTCGACGCCCGCACCGTCAAGTACAGCGAACCCAAGTTCACCTTCGTTTCCTAATCTCCCCCAACACCATGATCAAAATCATCAAGGCCGACGACCGCCTCAAGGCCGTACCCAAGATCAACATCGCCCTGTTCGGCCCCGCCGGCGTGGGCAAGACCACGCAGGCTCGCACCCTCGACCCGAAGACCACGCTCTTCGTGGACCTGGAAGCCGGCACCCTCGCCATCCAGGACTGGCCGGCAGACGTCATCGACGTCCGCGATGTCGCCCAGACATTCGGCAAGTATCCGTGGGAAATCGCCCGCGCCCTCGCCCTGTACGTCGGCGGCCACGATCCCAGCGACGCCACCGGTCCGTACTCCAAGCCGGTGCATGAGGCTGTCTCGGCCGCCTTCGCCAACATCGACCTCGCCAAGTACGACACGATCTTCATCGACTCCATCACGGTCGCCGGTCGTGAGTGCTTCAAGTGGGCCAAGGTCCAGCCGGAGACGTTCAATCGTGACGGCAAGCCGGACACTCGCGGTGCCTATGGTCTGCTCGGCCAAGAGATGATCCGCTGGCTGACCCACCTCCAGCACAGCAACAAGTCCATCATCCTGTCGGGCATCCTCGACCAGGAAATCGACGACCTCAAGCGTGTGTCTTGGAACCCCCAGATCGAAGGCTCCAAGACCGGCCGTGAACTGCCGGGTATCTTCGACCAGGTGATCACCCTCCAGAACTTCAAGAACGAGGACGGCTCGATGTACCGTGCCTTCTGCTGCCAGCAGCAGAATCCGTGGGGCTACCCCGCCAAGGACCGCTCCGGTCGCCTCGACCTTCTGGAAGCTCCCGACCTCGGCGCGCTCATCAAGAAGATCCGTTCCGGCAAGCGTGTGGACACCAACCTCGTCCGCACCATCCCCGCCCCTTCCACCCCCAATAACAACACCAAGTAATAAATAACATGAGCATGTTCTCCCCCACCTCCGGCGCCGGTTCGGCCCCGGAACTCATCCCCAACGGCACCATCGCGTGGGCGTTGGTCACCGTCGGCGGTGCCAAGCAGTCGAAGACCAGCGGCGGCACCTACTACCCGGTGACGCTCACGATCATCGGCGGCGAGTACGAAGGCCGCAAGGTCTTCGACATGATCCCCGACGTCCAGGACGACCGCAACGGCGAGAAGTGGCGCAAGATGGGCATCACGTCCATCACCCGCATCTTCGAGTCCAGCGGTCACTTCAAGCCCTCCGACCCCAAGTCCTACGAGGCGTTCACCGGCAAGGATACCCTCATGATCATGAACTTCATGGACGGCCAGCGTGTCGCCATCAAGGTCAAGGTCGAGAAGAACACCGACCCGGCCTACGCCGACAAGAACAAGGTCGGCGAATGGCTGTCGCCCAACCCCGCCTCTGGCGGCTACCGCGACTTCCAGAAGCTGATCGCCGGCCAGTCCGGCGTCGTCGAACAGGCCCGCTCTGCGGCCTTCTCCGCGCCGGCACCGACCGCCGCTCCGGGCTGGGTGAAGACTCCGTCTTCGTCCAATCCGTTCTAATCGGATACCATCCAGGCGTCCCTTGATTAAGTTGCTGACAAATCTGAATAATATGTCAGCATCTTATCAAGGGACGTTTGTCCTTTTGCTCTTTAAAACACAGGGTGAGAGCGGGGCGACAACCTGGCCGTCGGTCCAGACACTTCCGTCCACGCTCGTAGCGGTGACGCGACTGTTGGGGTTGCCTCTCCCGCCGCCCCCCTCTTTTACTGCCGGCCGGCCCTCTGCTTCGCATGGTTTCTCTCGGTCGGCGCAATTTATAGGACGGTCAAACGTCCACAATACGGCTACCCCCTCTGCCGAAAGGCAAGGGGTGGTCTTCCTTTCCCGATGAAGCTCCGACCTAGGCAGGTGGACTTCGTTCACAAGGTTAACTACGCCCTCAAAGAAAAGGGCAACACGCTCGGCGTCGCCCCTACTGGCGCCGGCAAGACTGTCATGCTGTCAGCCGCCATCAAGGCTTTCGGCAAGGGCAAGACCATCGTCCTCCAGCACCGAGACGAACTGGTCGCCCAGAACCGGGCGACGTTCCGGCGGATCGACGCCGAGTCGCCCACCGACATCTACGCTGCCGACCGCAAACGCTGGTCTGACGGCGTCACCTTCGCCATGGTCCAGACCCTCGCAAGGGAAGAGAACCTTGCGACCATGCCCCCTGTGGACCTGCTCGTCATCGACGAGGCCCACCACGTCGCCGCCGACTCTTACCTTCGGGTGATCGACCGGGCCAAGGAGCTTAACCCACAGCTTCGGGTGTTCGGCGTCACCGCCACCCCCCAGCGTGCCGACAAGAAAGCCCTCGCCGCAGTATTCTCCAACGTCGCCGACGTCATCTCCATCAAAGAGCTGATCGAGGCCGGCAACCTAGTACGCCCCAGGGTCTTCGTCATCGACTGCGGACTGCGGTCCGAACTGGCCGGCGTCAAAAGAACCGTGGCCGACTTCGACATGGCAGAGGTCGAAGCGATCATGGACAAGTCAGCCGTCACCGAGCGGGTGATCGCCGAGTGGCGTGACAAGGCCGGCACCAGGAAGACCATCGCCTTCTGCTCCACAGTCGAGCATGCGGAGCATGTGACACAAGCCTTCTGCGACGCCGGCATCAAGGCCGACATCGTCCACGGCAACCTCTCTGATGGCGACCGACGTCGCGCCCTCATCGACTTTGAGAAGGACCGCACCCAGGTGCTGGTCAACGTGGCCGTACTGACCGAGGGTTATGACTGCCAGACTGTGTCGTGCGTCCTGCTCCTCCGCCCCTGCTCATTCAAGTCTACCATGATCCAGATGATTGGCCGTGGGCTTCGCAAGGTTGACCCAGAGAAACACCCCGGAGCTATCAAGTCAGACTGCGTCGTCCTAGACTTCGGATACTCGATCCTAACCCACGGCGGACTGGATACGGACGTCGTGCTGGAGCCGATCAAAGGCACCGCCAGGACCAAGGTATGCCCGGCATGCAAGATGGAGGTACCCCTAGGGGTGGCCGTATGCCCGGCGTGCGAGCATATCTTCGACGGCGTCGAGCGTCGCCAGAAGGAAGCCGAGGAACGTGGCAACCTAGTCAACTTCACCCTCACCGAGGTGGAGATCCTGGAGATGTCCCCCTTCCGATGGGAGTCTTTCTGGGACGGCATGGTGACGATCGCCTCGGCCATGACCGCATGGGCCTGCGTACTCCAGCACGACGGCAAGCTTAAATTTGTCTTCAAGGTTTTTGACTTTGACAGTGATGGAAAGATCACTTCTGAAGACGTGCAAATGATTCTCAGCTACGTGCCTCGC